CGCGCTCGCCCTGCGGCCCTGGCTCGCCGTTCTTGACCAGCGCCAGGCGCTCGGTGATCTCGGCGCGCAGCTCGGCGATGGTCTTGAGCGCCTGCGCCTCGATCAGCGCGCGCTCGCGCTGCCAGCTCCGGCGCTCGTCATCGAGCACCTCGCCGAGCGCCTCGCGGAATGCCTCAATCAAATCTTCGCTGCGCTCGAGAAGCGGCGGCGAGAATTCGTCGGACTTCCCGTTTGACGTTGTCGTTGCTGTCATCGCTGTAGGCTTTCGGCGCGACTTGTTGTTGGCCAGGCGGCGCCGCGGGAGGCGGCGCATGTGGAGCGGGAGCTGGCGGAATTGCTGCTGCAGCAGACAATGGGACGACCTGCTGCTGAACACGGGGCTCCTCGCCAAATTTCACTTTGTCGAGGCCCTCGAGGGACCGAGCGTCGTTCGGGCTGTAAATCCCACCTTGAACGCCGCGCGCCAGCGCTTCGATGCGATCCTTCATGTTGCTGCGCAGAAGCGCTGCGGTATCAAAGGCGATGTACTCGTCAGGCTGCCCTTTGAGGCCGAAGGTGAAGCCGAAGGCCTCTTCGATGTGATTCAAACAAAATCCGAGACCGGTCGCGATCCAGAATTGCATCAGCGCCTCGGTCGAGCCAAACGATTGGCCGCCGGAGAGGCCGAGCACCGCGGGCGGGACGCGAAACGCCAGCATGATGTGCTCTTCGCTGATCTTGAGGATCTCAGCAAGCTGCGCGTCGCGCGCGCCGACGTTCCAGGCTTGGACCTTGAGACCGGCGGTCAGGATCGGCGTCTTGCCGACCGACAAGCCCTTTGATTGCTCGTCCCATCGATCGCGCAGCGCCTGCGTCTGGTCCTTGTCGAGCACGAGGTCCGTCTGCAGGACCGCGCTCGGGCGCGCCATGTTGAGATAGAAGTTCAGTTGCTGCTGCGAGATCGCCTCGCCGACGCCAACATCCTCGAGCGCCGCCAGCAGCGGCGTCTGGCCCCAGAGCGGGAAAGGATAGCGCCGCGTCCGGTCCGCGTGCAGGCGAATGTGCATGACGTCGCGCTGCGGCACGACCAGCGGTATCTCATCGAGGCGCCTGGCGATGATCTGGTTGCCATAGAGCCGATAAAAGACTTCGCCGTCATAGGCCAGCTGCGGCCGCGACAGGCGCGAGTCCATCAGATGGATCGAGCTGATCTCGAAGCGATCGTTGCGCAGGCATAGCGCATAGGCGTTGCCATCCAGATACAGCTGCCTGGTGGCGTTGAGCATGAAGTCGCTGATTGATTGATAGTCGTTTGGGCGCTTGAGGATGCGCGACACCGCTGAATTGGTGACGCGCTCGCGGCCGCCTTTGTTGTTCATGCGCCAGTGATCGCCTGGGCACATGGCGACGGTCTGGCTGTAGGCCCCGATGCAGCCCTCGACCACCGCGGAGCGGGTGCCGAGCGGGAGCACATTGTATCCAGCCTGCCAAAAATTGTTTGGAACGCCGTCCGGCAGCCAGCCGCCGCTGTAGGGGAGATAGTAGGGCCCAGGGCGGAACGCGCCCTCGACCGCGCGCGCGATCGTGCGTAAGCCTTGGACTACAAGATCGCGCGCGCCCATTCACGTCGCCGAATGCGAGGCCGTATGCCGCGGCGTTGCCTGCCGCGTCTGGTAGCCGCCGCCGCTCGGCTTTGCGGCTTCGCTCTGTTTGGTCTGGAACGGATCGGGGTCCGATCCGTCCGGTTCGTGCTCGTGGAAATGCGCCCCGAGCGCAGCGAGGTCGTTCTCCTCCTGCGTCGGCGTTGGCTTGCCCTTCATGCGCTCGGCGTATTGCGCCTTCGAGGCGTCGCTGTACTTCTTCTCCTCGGCGAGTTGCTTGGCAGCCGCGGCGTTTTCGGGAGGCTGGTCCGCCATTTCGATCTCCTGATTTGATTGGGAAGCGCCCCGACTTTCACGGGGCTCCCTGATTGCCGTCGTCAAAGCGACGAGGCTCTCCGGGATCAAGACTGTTTGGTTGTTGTTACGACCAGGTGGTGCCGCTCATGTAAGCGATGGTCCCGGCGCGTCGCTGGACCCAATTGAGCGGCATGACCATTCTCAAGGCGAGGCTGTCTGTTTGAAACAGCGACTTCTGCGGCGTAGCAACAACACCGGGCGAGCCGGTGACCAGGTCCTGCGGACTTGTATCTTCAAGATGGAGCGTGGCCTGGTCTGAAATTTCTAGCCGCGGCGCCTCACCACCAACAACAACAAAGTCGGCAGCGTCGACGATGATCATCTGGTGCGGCGGCGCCGTCACCGACTCGATGAACGACACACCGCCCAGCGTCCCCCGCTCGATCTCATCCTTGAACGGGAAGATACCGGTATTCGGCGCGGAGGTCAGCGCGGCGGCGAGGATGTCGCCGGGATTGACCAGCCACACCGGTGCGCGGACATTGCCGTAGGTGCCGGCGACCAGCGCCTGGATCAGCAGCTTGAGATCGCCGGTCAGGGCCGAGAGGCCGCCGCCAGCGGTCGGCGTCAAGGTCGACAGGCCGTTGAGCAAACCAGCCGGCCGAATTGTTGTTGCTGGATTGGCATCGATGAGGACGGTGTCGATCGCCACCGATGTATCAACCATCACCGCTTCGCGCAGCAGACCTTCGATCGCAGGAATCGAGTGGTCATTCATCTCGCGAGACCACGAGCTAATAACCGCGACCTTCTTCGGCGTAAGCGTCTGTGAAGCAAACGCACCCTGCCTGACAGGGATTGCTTGACCTTCACCAACAAATGAGCCCGCCAAAGTCGGCGTGCGATTACGAGTAGGAATGATGATGCGGCCCGATGCGCCGAAGTTCAACGTCATGCCTTTGGCTGCAAGCCCGGGCAGCAAACTTTTCGGGATGAGCAGCTGCATGAAGTCTGTGTAGATCTGATGGACCAGCTCGGCAGCCCAGCCCGTGACTGTCGTCATGGCGGGTGCCGACGGCGCGCGTGTGATCAGATCGACGGCGATCTTCGTCGCCTCATCGTCGCCGTAGATTTTTTCGCGCACGTCATTCAACAGACGTCCGGTCGTCTTGGCGAAGTAGCTGCAGGTCGCCGCGCGGACCAGATAGCCCACCGCGTCCAGCTCCTTCTTGCCGCTGTCGCGCAGACGCGGCGTGAAGCTCGAGCTGCCGTTGAGGTGATCGCGGCTGCCGGAGAGCGCCAGCGCGCGGCTGCCATTGCTACGGTCGCCGCTGCCGTTGCCGTTGTCCGCGGTCTGGCCGAGCGCCCGCTCGGAGTCGACCAGTGCGGCGCGCTGCTGCTCGATCTGGGCGATCCTCGCATTTAGTTCCCGTGTCTTCTGCAGCTGAGCGTCGCTGACGTTGGAATCGTCTTGCTCATCCAGATGTTCCTGCAGCGCGTCGCGGGTGGCGACGAGCGCGGTCTCCAGATCAGTGATGCGTTGACTAAGCGACGACATGATGTCGCCCTTTCCATTACGAGAGCTTTTGGCGTGCTTGCCGATGAGCCCGCGTTGCTTGATCGCGCCTCTTTTGCCGTGCTTGGCGAAAACGAGATCGAGCGTCTGCGGGGAGATGCGGAGCGACTTGGCGATGGCCAAGGCGTTCGGATTCGCCGGAACTGATACGAGCGAGGTCTCGACCAGCTCCTGCTTCAAGAAGCGATAGCCCATGCCGTAGTGATGCTTGCCGTCTTCACCCTTGAGCGGCTCGCTTTCGATGTCGCGAAAGCCGACGCTGACGGCGCGCAGAATGCCGGCCTCGACCAGCGCGCGGATTTCGTCGATGCGTGGCGAGATGCCTTTCGGCGCCAGCTGCAGATGGCCGCGCAGCGCCTTGTCTTCGACGCGCAGGTTATGCCAGCGGCCGATAACCGCGTTCGGATTGTGATTAAACAACGCGATCGGGTTTTTGAGAAAGCTCTCGAGCTGCCAGCCCTCCGAGCTGATGATGTCGCCCATCCGATCGAGCGTCTCGTCGCTGAGCGTAAAGTCGCGCAGGTCCTCGATATCTGGCGCCTGGACGTGCGTCTTGTGGCGCACGCCGTCGCGCGCCGCGCGCGCGTCCTCCCAGGCAATCTGACAGGCCTCCTCGGCCCGATCCTCGTCGACGTCGCTGTCGTCCATCACCTGGTCGATGCAGCGATCCATGAAGTCGTCTTCAGACTCGTCGTCATCGGGATCTGGCGGGTCAAGCTCGCCATCATCATCGTCGGCGAAGTCTTGTCGCTGGCGGACGCGCTTGTTGTTGTCGTCGGCGCCGGGAGGGCCGGCCGCATCGATGATCTTCTTCCAGGCAGCGACGATCCTGGCTTTGATTTTCTTAACCTGGTCATCAGAGTAAGGTGTTTGATTTTCTGGTTTGTTGATGTAGCTCCAGGCCGCACGGATATGATCCTCTGTGTCGATCGGATAGCGCGGCTTGCCGTCTTCTTCGTAGCCGGGGTCGGCATATTCCACGTCACCGTAGGGCTTCTTGTCGTCGTCGTCGGCAGCGGCCTTGTGATTGGCGTGACGTCCATTTGTTGCTCCCTTACCACCGCCGCCCTGCTGATGCGCATCGCGCCACATCTGCATGCAGGCCGCGACCGCCTGCTCCTGCGGCCGCTTGGTGCCGCCCGACTCGCCCATCATTTCCGGGACGCAGCGCGCCATCCATTCGTCCTGCGTCTCGTCCTTGCCTGGGCTGATCGGCATGGCTCACTCCTTCAGTGATTGCGGCGGGCGCCGGATCACGCGAATGCGCGGCTTGTCGGATTTGTTTGCTGCCATCAGGCGCTCGACGCCGGCGGCGAGGTCGGCGATTTGCTCTTTCGTCATGCGATCGGGTTCGTCGGGGTCCTCGAGCCAGGGACCAAACTCGAGCTTGATGTTTGGCTGCATGGGATAGTCCACGAAGTCCTTGGCGCCCGCGCTGGCAGCGAGCTTGCCGATCGACTTTGCGTAATCGGTATCGAGTTCTTTGACACGGCCGCCGAAGTGGCCAAACAAGACCTTCTCCGGGTTCCACCAGGTCGCCTGCGCTGATGCTGGCTCGAGGTTGATGCCCTCGGTCTTCAGCTTATCGAGCGCCTGATTGAATACGCTTGTCATCCATGCGCGCTGGTTCCCGCCGCGCGGCTGATCAACCATTGCGCCGCCGTAGTTGTAGACGAAGCGCTCGGCGGCATATTGCAGCTCGCCCTTTTTGTCGCGAATGCCCTTTGCCCAGTCGCGCTCGTGCTGCTGGTAAATTTGCTGCGCGATGTCGTTGAGCTTGTCGAGGTCCTCGGGCGCGTCTCGGCCTTCGTCCTTGAGCGCGTTTTGCAGCCGGGCCGCGACCGGCTTCATGTCGGTGTAGCCGATGCCGGTGTTGGTCATGCGTCCCCAGGAGCGCATGAACCACATGTCCATCGTGATCGGCTTAAAATTGCCGTTCAGGTTTTGATAGAAGCCTTGGCCGATCTTGGGCCCGAGCACCGCCGAGCCATAGACCTTGGCGTCGGCCTTGGTCTTCTCGACCTCAAAGCCCGTTTCTTTTTTCAGATCGCGGGCGGTGAATTCCGTGGCGAAAAAATCCTGCGTTCCCTTGGCGCCGAGCTTGTCGATGAACGCGTTGACCTTGGCGAAATTGCCATTGATGGCCGTCTTGTTCACTGCCGCGACGTCGGTCGGAAACTTGCCGGTCTCTTTGAAGGTCTTGTAGGCGACCTCGGCGAGCCGCACGTTTGAATCGACGGTCTCGCCCTGTGAGGTGACGGCGAGCGAGGTGATGTAGCTCCAACGCTTGATCGGATCGGTGGCGATCTCCGGGTGGAGCTGCTCCGCGCTCTTCATCGCGGCCGCCATCTTGTCGCTGTACCAGGTCGGCGAGGAATGGCCGTTTATCAGCCCGCTCTTGAGGTCCTGGGCGATGGCGTCGGCCAGGAACGCATCGGTCGCCGGCGAGGGCCCGGTGACCGAGGAGACGCCGAACTGCCGGGCGAGGATTTTCCCGGTCCGCTCGTTGAGCTGCTTGGCGACTTCGTCGATCGAGCGGGTGTTGGCCTTGACCTTCGGGGTCTCGGCCATGGTCGCCTCGCCAGTGAGCTGGCGGGCGTGCTCGGGTCCGCTTACTTCTTGAAGTTTTCGGCCCCAACGATCCCGGAGATCGTTCCAACGTCGCGCGAGGTCACGTCCTCGGAATTCGGGGGCAGCCGCAGCCGCTGCGATAACGGCTTCGTATTTTGCTCGCGCGTCGTCGCGCTGCTCGCGGTCGGTGCCGTCGGTTTTGCTGGTGCCGACGAATTCGCCGTTGCCGAAGGTGAAGCTTGCTTTTCCGCCATAGCCTTGTGCCGCCTTGCCGACCGCGTCTGCTGTCGCCTGATCCTCGCCGTAGACGTGAACGGTGGCGCCGCCTGGATGCGGCTCGAGGGTGTGGAACGCGAGGCCGCCCTTTAGCAGGCTCGCGTGGATGTCGGCAAGCTCGCCCTTGGCCGGGAAGCTCGCCATGAAGGCGTTGCCGCCCTGGTGCGGCTCGAACAGCAGCGCCGACTTCTGATCGCCGAGCCAGCCTTTCATCGCCAAGGCGACGCGCGCCTCGGCGGTCGACCAGCGCGGCATGCGCATCATCAGCGAATTCTCGGCGCCGTCGCGCCAGGCGCCGATGACGTCGCGTGCCGGCGCCGGAGCTCGGCCGACGACCTGGTCGATCTCGGCCGCGGCCTGGCGCAGCACCTCCTGCCGGGCCGAACCCACCGCGGCCTGCGCCTGGCCGAAATTCAGCTCGTTGACGTTGGGCGAGACGAAGCCGGTCATCGGCTCGGCGTCGCCGATATCGCCGCCGTCGCCGCCGTCGGTCCAGCGCCCCAGCTCGTCGCGCGGCTCGGACGGGTCGAAATCGCGCGCACGCGCGAGCGCGAGCTGGGCCATAGGACTCCGAGGGGGTTTGGTCAGGTCAGCTTGCGAAACGCCAGCCACGTGTTCGGCACGGTCTCGATCGGCCAGCCTTGCGCGCGCAGTTGGTCGAGCACGCTGCGCACCTCGACCGCATCGTTGGTCGCGTCGTGCCAAATGATCAGGCCGCCGCGCCGCACGGCGCTCTCGGCGAGATAGCTATCGCATGCCACAGCGTCGGCGCTGTGGTCGCCATCGATGAACACCGCATCGCATTTCGGCAGCTCCCAGGCCGCGACATCGAGCGAGCCTCGGTCGCGGATGATCAGCTCGAAGCGCGGGTCGCTCGCGGCAAGGAAGCCGGGGCTCTCGACCATCTCATTGCGCTGATGCTCCAGCGCCGGCGTGTAGGACATCGGCACATCGATGCCGATGTAGCGGTCGAGCGTGAGAACGTTCTGCAGCAGCACGCGCGCGGTACGCCCATCGCGGCAGCCGATCTCGACCATGCTGCGCGCGTCGATGCTGCGCAGCAGCTCGACGATGATCTCCATCTCGCCGTTGCGCAGATACTCGCGATGCAGGCCGGCCCAGTCGATCATTGTCAGTTCTCGGGATCGTGACGGTGACTGAGCTGCCGCCGGCAGGAGGGGCGCCGGCTCGAGTTGTCGGAGCGGCCATCAAATGTCTCCAATTTTCGCGAGCGCGCTCCACCAGTCGCCGGCGCTCGTTTGCCGGCAGAGTCGGACGTTGCTGTACCAGGGCGCCAGCCAGCGCCAGGAGTGCCAATAGCTCAGCAGTCCAACAACATTCGGGTGGCCGATGGCGCCGGCGAGATGCAGCGCCGCAGTGTCGATCGAGATGATCTGATCCATCGCCAGCATCGCCGCGGCGCAATCGGTAAAGTCGCCGAATTCGTAGGTGATGATGTCAAGCGCGTGCGCTTCCTCGCTGCCCTGCTGCTGGACGCTGTGCAGCTGTGCGTCGGGCGGCATAGCTGCCGCGAGCTGCTTGAGCGGAACGGCGCGCGGGAAGTCGTCGCTCGATTGCGCGCCTGGCGTCCAGGCGACGCCGATGTGCTTGCCTGGGCCGAGCAGCTCACGCCAGTCGGCGACTGCCTCGCGCTCGACCTTGAGGTACGGCCTGCAGTCGACGACCAGCTCAAGCAGCCCGACCAGGTGCAAGAGCGGGCAGAAGTAATCGGCCTCGACCAGGTCGGTCGTCACCTCTGCGAGCTGCTCGCCGAACAGCAGCAGCTCGTGCGGCAGCTGCAGGATCACCTCGGCGCCGCACGCCTTGAGCAGCGGGACGTAGCGCAGCGCCATGATGCTGTCGCCGAAGCCGTGCGCGTGGATCAGCAGCAGTCGCTTGCCGGCGAGGTCCTCGCCGCACCATGGCTTGAGGCCGGCAGCGAACGCGACGGCGACCGGCGGCCGAATCAGCGGCGGCAGGTCCTCACATTGGCGATATTCGGCGAAGCCTTCGCGCCAGCGGCCGAGCGCCAGCAGGATCATCGCCCGGTTGAAGCGCGCGAACAGCGTCGGCGCCAGCGCCAGCGTCGCCTCGATCTCGGAGAGAGCCTCGAGCGGGTGATTGTCGCGCGTGAGCTTCAAGGCGCGGTCGTAATGCGCGGTGTACTCGTCGATGTGCAGCTCGCCGCGCTCGATCTTGCGTCGCGCGACCGCGCTGCTGCCGCGCATGATCACCAGGTCCTCGGGCACTCCACCGCTGCTGCGCACCTCGAGCAGCTCGCCGCGCTGGGTCAGCCCGCGCCAGCCGGTCGGCGTCGGCTCGGCGGCGATGACCGGGTTGTCGTCGTACGGCAGATCGTCGCCGTAGGTGGCGAGCTTGGCCTGCGCCAAATTCATCGCCGCAGCCTCCAGCGGCCGCAGCGCGGACAATGATTGAGCACGTCGACCCTCCCGTCGGGGCGACATCCGAACAACAAGCAAACGAGGCGCCGCATCATTTCCATGCTGGCGTAACCCATGCCACGGCGCGCGGATCGCGCACCGCCCAGGTGACCGGCCAGCGCATCTTCAGCGCCCAGCTCTCGGTCTGGAACATTTCCTTCGCCGGCGCCGCGACGCCGCCGCCGCTGACGAGATCGAGCGGCGTCGTGTCCTCCATGTGCAGCGTGCCGCCGGACGCCATCTCGATCACCGGCTCGGGATCGAGCGCGCAGACCATCGCCCGCGGCGCGACGCAGAGATAATCGTTGCCGACCGCGTTGCTCGAGAGCACGGTGACGTTGCCGGCGACCAGGACGAACCGCATCATCATCGCCGCGATGCGGCCCGGGGAGCCGATGAGCACGAACGGCCCGTTGCCGCCGACGACCGAGACCGCGTTCACCAGGTTGGCGCTGTCCTCGTAAAACTGCTGCAGCGGGTCAGTCGCCGCGCTGGGGGTCAGGGCGCCGACGCCGTTGCGCAGGCCTGCAGGAGCTGCCGCGGTCGCCGCCGCCGAGCCGAACAACGCCTGATCGAGCGCCAGCGCGGCCGATCCTTTCAGCACGTCGCCGATCAGGAACTCGGCGTTCGACGACTCGAGCATCTCGCGGGTCAGGACGCTGATCGCCGCGAGCTTTTTCGGCGTCAGTTGGACCGCGGCGTCGAGGAGCTGCTTGACCGGAATCGGCGCGCCTTCAGCGACGAAGCTGGCGTTGCCGGCGCCACGCACGAACCCGGGCGCGCTGATGATAGCGTTGCGATCGAAGTTGAGCACCAGCGATTGCAGCAAGAGCTGCGCGCCGGCGGCTGCCGGGCCGAGCCCCTCGAGCGCGTCGATGACGATCTTGTGCCCGAGGTCGGGCGCCCATGGTGCTGTCGTCAACGTCGCCGGCGCCGAGACGGCGCGGATCAGCATGTGCAGCGTGCCATCGGAAGGCCAGAGCCGGGCGGCGACCTCGAGCGGAGATTGACGCGTGACCTTCGCCACCGCTTGCGCCGTGAGACTGCGCCAGAACAGGTTGCCACCCAGCAGCTCCGGCGGCTCGCTGCGCCCACGCGGGGAAAAGCTTTCGACCTTTTCGCCGCGGCGGAAACTCGGCTCGATGGCCGGCCATTGCGCGTTCATGATTGTTTGATCTCCAGACTCTCAGCGACCTCGATCAAGGTCGGCTGGCTGAGCCAGTTGGCGAAGAACTGCAGCAGCTGATAGACGGTCCGTACCGTGATCATCGGCGCGCTCCAGGTCCGGCGCGCCGCGCCGGCGTCGAGTTTTCGCTGACCGACTGGGCAACGTCGAGCACCACCAGGTCCTGGCCGACGGTGAATTGATCGGTGGCGATCGGTCCCAAGGTGGCGCCGGCGACATCGAGCCGGAAGCCGCGCGCGATCAGCACGTCGCCCTCGGTGAGATCGAAGACGGTGCTCGGCGAAGCGCCTTCGTATTCGTTGATGATGCTCGCCGGATCGGCTGCATTGGCCAGGTCGATGTGCCAGCTGCCGCCGACGGTGCCGCCGGGAAACTTCTGCTGCGTGCTCCGGATCGTGATGGTGACCTGCATTTACTGCTCCAATCTTTGTTTGACTGTGCCGCAGTCCTCGACCACGGCGATGAATTTTCCATCGACGGTGTGGATCAAACAACGCACGCGCTTGCCGAGGTGCTCGCTCGAGCGCGGGGCGCGGATGCTGACGACCTCGACCGGGCTGACGTAGATCGCCTGATTATCCGGACCGGCTAGCTCGACCAGGTGCAGCGGCATCAGGCGATCAACGTGTCGATGTCGATCGGCTTGACGGTGCGGTCGCGGGCGCGCAGCCCCATCAGCATCGCCAGTGCCACCGCGCCATCGATGCGAAAGCGCGCCTTGCTCTTGTCGAGCTTCCTGAAGCCGGACGGGTCCATCACGGCAACTGCGTTGGCGACGTTCCAATTCAGCACCGGGTTATTCGGGTGCTTGAGCTTCTTCTCGTCGAGCGCCTTCATCAGCGCATCGACCGCCGGGCCCATGTCTCGGAAGCCCTGGCCCCATGGCACCAGGCGCAGACCGTCGCCCTTTGGCCGGCGGATGTCGCCTTCGCTCTTATCCTCGTGCGCCTGCAGGCCGATGCGATCAAACTCGCGCAGCAGGTTCTGCATGCGCCAGCGATCAAAGGCGATGCCCTTGATGCGATACTTCATTGCCAGGCTGGCGATGAAGCGCGCGAGCACCTCGTGATCGATCGCCTTGCCTGGCGTCGTCAACAAATGGCCGTCGTGCACCCACTCCTCGTATCGGTGCGTCCCCGAGCCGAAGTCGCGTTTCGAATGCTCGGCGAGCAGCTCGAGCGGTTTCCAGAAATAGGGCGCGACGCGACACGGGTCCGCGGCCGAGCCGACAGCCAGCGCGGTCAGATCGTCGACCGAGGATAGGTCGAGCGCCGCGTAAATCTCCTCGCCGTCGACGAGCTTCGCATTGCCGCTGCATTCCATCCACAAGGCGCGCGAGATCAGCGGCGAAGCCGGCGAGACGCGTTGATTGAGGAGCAGGTTGCGAGTCTTCGGCTCCTCCGCCGGGAGACGGACGGCCTTGGCCATCGCGGTCGCCAGATCCTCGAGATCGCGGAAGTCGCCGAGCGCCGGGTTTGCCTTTCTCCATTGCTCTCGATCAAGCAAATCGCATTCTTCTTCGGCTGCGTAGAGATGGCAGACGATCGAGGGATCAACACCGGAGAGGCCGTCATCAATCAACCTCGAGAGGATATGCTCGGGATCGTTGCTCTGCGTTGAGATCGTGATGAACAGCGGCTCGAGGCAGGCGCCGAACGAAGTATCGAGCACATCGTAGAGATCGCGGCTCTTCGCCTGCGCCAGCTCGTCGTAGATCACCAGCGTCGGCAGATAGCCGTGCTTGGTTCCGGCTTCGGCCGAGACCGCGCGATAGATCGAGCCGGTCGGTCGCGCGACCATGGTCTTCGTGCTGATGACGATCTCGATCTGGCTGCGCAGCTCAGGCTCGAGCAGCACGATCTGGCGCGCGAACTTGAAGACGATGGCCGCCTGGTCGCGATCATTCGCCGCGCTGTAGATTTCGCCGTTCGGTCTTGCTTCGGGTCCTACCAAATGCGCCAGCGCGATGGCGGCGATCAGCGCGGTCTTGCCGTTCTTGCGCGCCACCGAGAGGATCGCGCGCCGCACGACCCGGCGCCCGTCTCTGTGCGGCTCGTAGATGTCCTTGATAAATCGCTTCTGCCAGCCGCGAAGTTTGAACGGCTTACCGCGCCCGATGCCGCTCGGGATCGTCAGGTTCTCGATGAAGGCGATGACTCTTTTGGCGCGGAGCTTGCCCTCGGCTGTCCGCTTTACGCGCCCAAGATCAACTAGCAAGCAGCCCTTCAAACTTGGCCGGAGGCCTGGCGGCGTCGACACCAGCCAGGCGCGTCCTCGAGGCCGGCGTCAGGCCGAATTCGCCGGCGAAGGCGCGCATCTCCTTGTGTGCCGCCTCGGCGATGCGCAACCAAACATTCATGGTCACGTGGCCGCCCTTCTTCGGCGTCGCGAGCAAACTTTGCTCCTTGAGCTTCTCCTCGGCTTCGTACCAGCGGCCATAGATTTGGCAGAACGCGGTGAACATCGGCAGATCGACTACCGTCAGCACGCCGAGCCGGATCAGCTCCGGCGCCAGGCGGCGCCATTCGGCCGCGCCCGCGGCGTTGAGGATCGCCGGCGGCTCGGGCGGCTGCTCGAGCTGCGCCGGCTCGGGCTCGGGCCGGATCGGCCGCTTCTGCGGGTTGCCGCGCGCAATGCGCAGCTTGGTCGGTGTCGCTGCTACGGTCATATCTTCCACTGCTTCCATTTGATCTTGGCCAGCGCTTCCTGCGCGCGCCGCACCAGGTCGTCCATCATTTCCGAGCGCAGGATCGGGCGCGTCGACCATTTGCGGAACGGGCTCACGACGCCCGCCCATTTCTTGCTCTTGGCGCGCCGGGCGATCCGACGCTGCGCCATGCGCGAGCGGTTGACCTCAAAGCGCGAGTGCGGCCGCACGATCGTTGTTGCTCGGCCGGCGCCGCGATTGCGCATCGTGAACGGCCGCTGGCGATGCATGTCCTGCGTCTGCCAGTCGCTCATCACCTGGCCGACATCGATGCGCGTGAAGTGCTGCAGCTGGTGGATCATGCCGTCGACAGTTTCCTGCGCAGCCTTGGCGTCGACCTGGATCAGCCACATCCTCGCCGCCTCCTCGCTCGAGCTGCAGCTGTCCGCGCTCGACCTCGATCAGACCTCGATCATCAGCCCTACGGCCGGCGCGCATGTTCCCCACAAAACGCGTGAACGCTCGTGCATGCGCGCCGGCCGAGGGGTCCGCGTTCTCAGTGCGCCAGGCCCGACCTGGCGATGCCGCCGATCAGCTCCGAGGCGATCCACAAGGCGAGCGATGCAGGCGACCACGAAGGCGAACACGAGCAGGATCAGCCCGAGGTTTTGCATGGCACCCTCCAAAGGGTTGCGTCTTTTCTCAACACGCGATTTTTGTGTGCGGCCTGTAAAATTGGAGCGGCGGCGCGCCGCGACCATAAGCGATTGATTTGTTTGGACTGTCCCCCCCGGCCCATCTCTCCGGTACTACAGTATCTTTTCGCGCTCGAGCGAGGAGGGCGAGGGGTCACCACCCCCTCTGTGGCCCCGGCGCGGCAAATGATGCGCTCGATCGCGAGGGCTGCATGGGCTGGTGCAGCTCCGACCCAGCACGCACCTACCGGTTCGCCGGATGACGCGGATCAACCGGCCATCCCTGCGCGTCCAGGAGCTGGCTGTCGTAGCCGTCCAGGTCGAAGCGCCGCTTGCTCGAGTTGTGGCACGCGTCGCACAGCGATTGCAGCTCGCCGAGTCGGAACGCGTTCCAGTCGCCGCGGTGGGGTTTGGTATGGTCAGCGACTGTGGCGCGCGCGACCACCCCACGGCAAAGACATTCCGCGCACAAAGGATGCTGCTTGAGCTGCAAGCGACGTCGACCTCGCCAGCTCTCGAGCTGATACCATGTGCGCCAGGGGCGCAGTTCTGGATTACGAACGATCGGTGGCATGGGTGATTGGTGGGGCGCTGGATCACAGACCGGATGGTGGGGGGATGCTCGACCCAGCGCCCCGTTTCCGGCCGGACGCCCATCGATCCCTCGAAGGCGGTTGCCGGAACTACAAATCAGTGCGTCCCGCAGGCGCACATCTCCTCTTTTTGAGGAAATGACGCCAAAAAACCTTTTCGCCTTCGAGGGATGAGGTCCTTTAAACGATTCCGCTTCGAAATGTCAACGTCCCTGCCGCAATGAGTAGCTGCCGGACGACAGCCAACCCCAAGGACATGTGCCATTTGGCGGCTTGGGGATTGCCTCAGACGCGCCTTGCGTGGGCACATAGAACGAGCCGCTGGTGACGTAGCCGAAAGGCGGGGAACCGCCTTTTGGCGGCCGCGGCAATGTCAGCGGATCGGCAATGGCTGAGCTGGCAGCCAGGACCCAGCGCAAACGCGGGAAAAAATCGGGTTATTCACGTAAATTGCAAATCTGTGGGCGCAACGTCAACCGGCACCATGCGACCGAGCAGCGCCAGGAGGACCCGCTCGCGATCTTTGCCGGACGCGCCTTCGTAGACGCCGACATGGTCGGCGAAGCTGCCGCGCAGGATACGCACGCGTTTTCCAGGTTTCGGCTTTGGCAGCCGAACGAAGCCGGCAGGATTTTCTCGAGCCCGCAATTCATCGATAATGTCGTCAGTCACTCGAGCCGGATGGTCGCAGCATGTCAGCACGCGCAAAATGCCGATGGTCGCATTGATCGTGTGCCAGCGATCGATGATGCGAACAAACAAATAACATGGGAACAGCGGCTCGATTTGTTTCTTCCGATTTTTGATGCGTGGCAGATAGACCTCGAAGCCGACACGCTCGAGATGCTTTGCTGCCGTGCGTTCACGCTGCGATTCGGTTTGGGCGACGGTCCAGTAGCTCATCAGCGTTCACCAACGCAGCGGTCGCCGGCCGTTGTGCGTTCTGACGCGCCGGTAGCGCCGCCGCTTTTCCTTGTGGCCCACATGCCAAAATCCGCATATCGAACATTTGTAGGCGCAACGACCATGACGCCGTCCGGCAGCCTTACGCGCGAGATGCCGATCGATGAATGGTTCTTTACCAAAACAAGCGATCAGCACGTCCGCATCGCCTTTGTTGATCATTACTCGTGCCATTCCTTTGGATTGTTGATGAACTCGAAATTTGCTGGCCTTGTCGTGACCCAGGTTTTCAACTCATCGTCCCAATAGACGCGAGCTTCCCATTCAAGCATGCGCACCGTGATCTCGCTCCCGTCCATCGGCGCTGTCTCGATCGGTTGCCAGGGTTTGCTTTGGCTCATGATGATCTCCTTGGCTCGGGCGCAACATGCAGACGATGGCGCGCACTCCTTCGACGTCGTCAAGCACGCGCTTTCTGTTGCTCGCCACCATCTCCCGTATGATGCCGGCGCCATGCAGCGCGCTGGTGTGATCGCGATTAAAAATGCGGCCGATCTGCGGATAGCTCACCTTCAGCTCGCGGGCGACGTACATACCGATGTGTCGCTGGTAGACCACCTCCCTGGTTCGCTCGCTACTGATGAGGCTTCGAGTGTCGGTGTTGAAATGCAGCACGGTCGCGCGCCGCACTACGGTGGCAAGATTGACCCAATTGGGCATTGGTTGGTGTTGTGTCATCGCTGGTTTGCCTCGATCATGCGCAACGTGTTGTTGATGATCTCAAGATGCTCGTCGATTTGTTTGATCGCGCTGGCGAGATAGCCGCGGCGATTGAGCAGCTCGAGCTGCTGCTGGGCGAGATCGCGACGGATAGTCTCCATCTCGTCCATATTCATGCGCAAAACGTCATCGACCGCGGGCAGCAGCTGCTGACGGTTTTCCGCGAGCATGCGTTTGTGTTTGCTCATATCTTGATCCTCTTCACCAGTTCCGGCCAAATGAAACTCGACTCCGCTTTGTCGCGCTGCAGCTCCTCGCGCCGGCCTTGCTGATATTCGCCGACGGCGTGATCCCATTCATTGAACGGGATTTGCGACCAGGCGCCGAGGCGCTCGATCCACTCCTGCAGATCAGGAGGGCTGCTCACTTTCCACATCTTTCTTACGGGGAATGCGCAATTGCGAATGGTGCGGTCGAGTTCCCCCAGACCAGCCCCGCGCAAATTCGCGCATAAGCGAATTCGAATTTGCGCGGGGTGCGCAATTCGATTCGTAGGGGGTCTGGGGGAAATTGCGCACCAGGATTTTTTGCGCGGGTCTGCGCAATTTGCGCCAATTCAAGAACGCGAATTGGCGCACTACCGCAGCAACAACTATAACGCATCAAAATAACCTCCCTTGCGCTCTATCCGCGTACTGTTTTCTGGGCCTCGACATCTGTTCGCGCCGCAGCTCCAGGCGCTCGATGGCGCGCTTCGCGGCTTCGCCGTCGGCATGCAGGACCCGGCGCCGTTCCCGCATCGGGCCGAAGTTTTCGGCCAGCTCCTCCAGCTCGCCGTACATCTCTTCGCGCGAGGCGCGGCCGGCGTGATCTATCTCGCGCACTGTGCGCTCGATCCTGACGTAGCCGAGCGAGTAGCGACCGCATGCGCAGCGACCGAGCCAGACGTCCGATTCGACGGTCTTGACCTCGCCGCGAAACCCGACCATGCAGATGCGTCCCTCGAAAAACTTCGTTCGATAGGTGTTCATGATTAGTTGTTTGATGTCGCGCTCGCGGCGCTTGATGGGCTCGAGCTGTACATCGATCTCACGCATCTCGGCGGTGGTCGCGATGACGAATTCGCGCAGCTCACCGATCTCTCTGTTGATCTCTTCGATCGTCATTGCATGCGATCTTCACTGGTGACGCCCGGGCGCCCGATGACACGCAGACCGCTGGCCATCTTTCTGTTGCTCGTCTGCGCCGTGATCTCTTCGAGGAATTTGTTTTCAACCCACCTGTTCAGGATTTTTTGCGCGGCCTTGTCGTCGCAATTGACGAACTGATGGATGAGATGGCCGGCCCAGCGCTTATTGCCGCGGCCGCGTTTGTTGATTGTGAACAGATCGCCGGTCTCTTGCCCGTCCTCGTCCAGGAGACCTTTGCTGATCAGATCGAAGATAGCGTTCACCGTGTTGGTGTTGAGACCCTCCAATGGATCGGGCGGACTCCATGGCGACAAGACGCCGACTTCATCAGGCGGCAATTCCTCGCCGGCATTCGGCAGGGTCACCGTCTTTTTCTCAAACCACCGGGCGCTGAAGGTCATCAGCGTCAGGTTGGCCTTAGCGTCATCAAAGCGGATGTATTTGAATCGGTCTTCGACCGGCTGTTTCGGGATCAGCTGCTCGGCTTCTTTTTCCGTCATCGTGAACAATGTCGAAACGATACGCGCGACGCCGGTCAGCGAGCCGCCGCCGCGGCCGGCGTCGGGATCTCCGGCCATGTCGTGCGCGTACTTTTTGGTGTGATGGACCAGCAGGACAGCGGCGTTTGCGCGCCTGGCGACTTCGCGCCAGAGCGCTGCCGCCCATTTCAATTCGCTGTTGCTGTTCTCATCACCGATGAAGGTCTCGGCGAACGGATCGACGATGACGATATCGAAGCCGCCTTCGATGATGGTGGCGACGATGCGCTCGAGCATCGGCGTGCGCGTGACGGTCTTGGTCTTGCTGTCCGCTGTGGCGACTACGATCGATTCGGTTTCGATCGCAATGTGCAGCGCACCGAGCTGCTCGCTCGGGACCTGCATGTGCTCGCTCGCGGCAAACAACCGGCGCTTCAGCTCATCCTCGTCCTCCTCGACGTTGATGATCAGCACCTTGCTGCGGCCGCGCGGACGCCAGGGCCAGGTCGTGAGCCCGGCGCTGCAGACGATGCTGAGCTGCAACGTCAGCAGGCTTTTGCCTGATCCTGGCGGCGCGACCAGGACGGTGACCTGCCGGCGCAGCAACAGGCCTGGGACGATCCACGGACGCGGAGGGATAGCAGCGCCATTGATGGGAAACGGGCAGTAGTGACCGATCGGGATTGATGCAGCCGGCTTGAGCGACGGCGGCAGAATTTGCGTCGGATCAAACAGTGGTGTCTGCTCGGCGATGTCGTAGAGCGCCTGCATCGTGCCGCCGGCCTCGATCCAATTCGAGATATCACCTTTCTCCGGGCACTGCGGCCAGACCTGCTTGAGATCGATGAGGCGCACGGATTCCGCGACGGGCTCGAGATGTTGCGCGACCTCGTAGGCGTGATCCCAGCCGGCGAAGCGCGGCCGACCATCCTGGTGCGTCAGCAGCTCGCCGGTCTTCTTGTTGCGCGTCTGCGGATCGTTGTCGGCGATGATGACGACGTTGGCGCCGCGGAAATGCTCATCGATATTGCAGTTCGCCCATTTGCCGGCGCCGCGCGGGTTGCAGGTTGCCGGCGCGCCCAGCGCGATGACGTTGTCGACATCCTTCTCGCCCTCGACGATGAAGATGGTTCGCTCGAAGCCGATGGCCTCGATCAGCTCGGGCAGGCGATAGGGGATGAGGCGAACGCCCTGCAGATTCCAAATCCAGCCGCCATTGCCATCGGGCCGACGTTGGCGAAAATCCTTCGGATCGTATTTGACAACCTGAAACGTCTTTACCGCGGTTTCATCCTCATAATCGAAAGTAGCGACGATGCGCACGCCGGGCCCTGACTGCGGCTTTGGGCTTAGATGTGGCTTGCCTCCGTTCAATCCGTTTCCCGTCAGCGTCTCGATGGCGTGTGGGAAGTCGACGCCGTCCAGGAACTCGACCAGCTCGATCACGTCACCACCGCGTTGGCAGCCGCGACAATTGAAAACGCCTTTCTTTGGATTGATCGAGAAGCGATCGGTGCCGCCGCATTTTGGGCACGGACCAACATGCTCCTGTCCGCTGCGGCGAAGCTTGATGCCATGCCGAGCAACAATATCTTCGATCGGAACATTGCGCGCTTGCTCAATCAGCGCGTCATTGTCGAGCATTTCCTAGTCATCCAACGCTCGCGTGATGATCCATTTGATTGCGTCCTCGTCAGCGAGGCCGCAGCGGCTCGCCAGCGCCTGCAGCTCGTCGCGCGCCTCGAGGCGATCGAGCCCGGCATAGACGTAGACGCTCGCCTCGTCGGCGGCGGCCATGAATGCGGTGATGCGGGTGATGCCGTGCTCCGGCAACGCCGTCAGGATGAAGCGCCAGCGCTCGACGCTGCGATCAAATCGTTCGCGCATGATCATGCTGCTTTTACTCCTCACAACACCAAGGCTTGGTTGAATAGCGGGACGGTGCGCAGCGCCAGGCGCGGATCGATCAGCGAACAGCAATAAGACCACGTCGCCAGCGCATCGGCCGCGTTGTCGTCGACTGAATTCCAGCCAAGCTGCAGGCAGCGGCGCATGGTCTCGCGCTTGGCTACGTCGCGTTTGGCTTTGCGGTCGCCGATGAAATGCTGCCGGACGCTGCCGACGGCATAGTCCTCAATCCTGGCGATGCCGCGCAGCGAGGCGACGCCACGGATGACGCCGTGCAATCCGGCGAGCCGATCGCGCACCGCGGCGGTCGTCTTGCCGCCCATGGCGGTCGGCGGCAGTAGCGCCTCGAGCGCCAGTAGATCAGGCCGCGGTTGTGGCTCGAGGAAGCGCGAGGTCCAATCGAGCGCAGCGCCGAAGATGACGTTGTCGTCGCTGCTCGACTTGCCGAACCTGATCGAGCCGAAGGCCGGCTGCTCGCCGACACGGCCGAGGGCGAAGCCGGTCCGTGTCGCAATGTCGAGCGCCAGGACCAGCATTCATTCCTCCTCGCGCAGCACCGCGGCGCGATAGAGCGCCTTCTGCAACGCCTCGATGAAATTGTCGGGAACGACGAAATGCGCGAAGCCGTCGCCGCGCTCGTCCTCGAGCATGACGTGCACGCGCCGGCACTTGGGATCGCCGCACATGAACAGCGATACCGAGTTGGCGCGCGCGATCGGCCGCCCATTGCGGTGCAGGCTCATGCAGCACCTCGCATGAAGCTCAGCAGCGGCTTGCCCCACAGATCGCAGATCACGCCATCCTCATCGACGCGGAATCCGTCGACGCGCAGCGCGCGGCAGACTTTGCTGATCGGCGCGAGCTTGCCTTTGGTGAAAAGCGGACGACCATCTATCGGATTGTCGACCGTGCTCTTTTTCATCTCCTCCCAATGCTGCGCGCACCATTTACGCAAGCGCTGGAGCGGCAGCGGAAAGCAGTCGAGCGACCGCTCATCAAATGAGCATTGGCAATACAGTAGAATGTCGGCGAGACTGGTGACGAGCCAACCACGCGCTTCGTGGCCCGGCACGCTGCAGCTCCATGTCTCAAGAAAGAAATCGCCCCAATGCAATCGAGCCGGGCGCCCTTGTCTCGCTTGCGGCCAGCGCACGATCTTGAATTCGAGCGACATGGTGCCGCCTTTTGGTAGTTGTGCAACAGCATCGACGTGCGCGCGTCGCTGGAGCAGAGAGGCGACTGAACTTGCAATATCTAGAAAGATGATTTGGCCTTGGTAGGTTGCCTCACGCAGGACCGGCGCGAGTAGCCTGTCGAAGACCTCGCGTTGCCATGCATCGTCGATCTGCAGCTCATTCAGCGGCCTCACTGTCGGCCTCACGCGACTCGAACAGGTTTACAAAGTCAGGACGCGGCTCGCGCTGATTGCCTTCGCCGTAGGGCGGATAGGATGCAGCGCGCACGATCT